CAAAGAGTTCTAGTGGCGGTGGAGGAGGCGGCTCTGACCTACCCGCTGTGACTTCGGCTGATAATGGCGACCTGCTCGGTGTGGTGAACGGCGCGTGGGGCAAAACTGACCCGCCGTATAGTGTAAGTGAAAGCCTACAGACCATTATAGCCCAGCAGACTTTGGAAACTATGGATATGGGCGGCATTTATCTTGCTCAAATATCCTGCGATACGCCGCCCGAAAACGGAACGGCGTGTGTTGTTACGCTGAACGGCACAGACTATGAGCTGACAGCCGCTGAAGCTGGAGCTATGGGTGGCGGGACGGCGGTATATTTGGGTGTGCTGAACGGCGAGACCCCCGATTTTACCGATTATCCATTTTTTATGGCGTTTGCGCAAGGTATGGCGATAATATATGCTACTTCTGCTAATCCAGTAATTAAGGTGCAGGGCGTATTGAAAGAGGTTACACCTGCTGATGATTTTAGCACCGCCGTGCATAATGCGATGAGCGACATTATAGACACCCCGCTCCCCTATGTTCTTGTGCTTGAATGGGACAGTATCACATCTGCTTATGTGCCAAAAGATATCACATTTGAAGATGCGGCATCGGCAATAGAAATGGGACACAGTAACACATACCGACCTACAATGCTTTATTTTGCCTTTGGCGGATACAATGGTTATTTCGCTCCCGCAAATGTTGTCCGTTTGACTGGGTATAATGGCATCTGGGCTGATTTCGTGCATAAAGGTTTATCCAATTCAAGCCTTTACTGGGCACACATTGAATGGACGGAAGCAGACGGCGTAGTAATTACAGAGACAAAGATAACTACCACCTCGACCACCTAACCCCAGCAACATAAAGAATAGTGAAGTTTATAATATTTTAGTTACAAACTCAGGGCTTAACCCTAATGCTAACTTTATAAATTAAAGAAATTTGATTTTTCCTCCTATTTCTGTTATAATAATAATAGAAATAGGAGGAATTTATATATGAATAATTATGAACTTTATGATAAAATAATCTCTGCAACTTATACAAATCTAGCAATAGAAGCCATAAATAACAAAGGTATCTATTTTAACTATTTCACTACTAATTCTCCGACTAAAAAGGTTTTTTTAAAAGTCGCTTTTATGGTCGCAAATTTTGAAAATGTTAAAATTTACCTTAATTGTCTCAATCTATCTGACTTCTTAAAAATTGTCTTTGACAATTATTCTTTATGGGATATACTTAGAGGCAAATGTGTACTTCGTCACAGATTTTTACCCAGTTATTCTGGTACTGATATTGGCGCGATTGCTGTCTTTGAAGCAAAAGATTTTGGAACTGATATAGGAATTTTTAAAGAAATTTGGGACGAATATTATGAAACTGACAACAAAAGAACCAGAAAATAAGCCCGTAGAAGGACAGACTTATTTTAATACTAAAGAGCGAAGATTTTATAAATATAAAGAAGGGAAGTGGAGAGAACCAATGGGAATTGAAATCTACACTGATGGAGCAACCTCATCCAATGGATTAGTCGGTGCATATGGCGGCTGGGCGTATATTGTCCTTGAAAATGGTATGAAAATAGCCTCGGGCGCCGACTACGTAAAACCTGCAACAAACAACATCTGTGAACTTCTTGCAATTCTCAATGCTTGTAAGTTCATTGAGCCCAATTTAAAGGAGTTTGATTCTGTCACAATCTATTCAGATTCAGCTTATGTTATAAATTGTATCCATCAAAAATGGTATCGCAAATGGCAAGCAAATGGTTGGATTACTTCTCAAAAGAAGTTCGTAAAAAATAGACCACTTTGGAAAGAACTAATCCCCTTCTTTGAAGACCCGCGCTTCAAATGGGTTAAAGTAAAAGCACACAATGGTAATTTTTGGAATGAAGAAGTAGATAAAATGGCAGTTAAGGCTAAGGAGAAAAATGAAGGTAATAGTAATTAATGGAATGCCACGGTCAGGTAAGTCAACTTTTGTAGAGTTTTGTTTAGAAGAACTTGGCGCCTGGGGCATGGAAGTTTCAACAGTTGACTTCGTCAAAGAGTTAGCTTCAGAATGCGGCTGGGACGGGTCAAAGACACCCGAAAATAGAAAGTTTTTGAGTGACCTCAAAGACCTTTTGACTAATTGGGGAGATGTCCCTTATAAAAAAGTAATGGAAGAAAAAAGAATTTGGGAATTTAGTTTTGAAAACTATGGAATTTCTTCCAAAGACTGTTTCTTTTTTATTCATTGCAGAGAGCCGCAAGAAATTCAGAAGTTTGTAGACCGAATTGGTGCAGAGACTCTTCTTATACGGCGCGCAGAAGTCGAAAATGAACTTCAATCAAATCATGCAGATGCAGAAGTCTTTGATTTTACTTATGATACTGAAATTTGGAATGATGGTAGTTTAAAAGATTTAAAAGATAAGGCGAAGAAATTTTTGAAAGAAAGAGGTTGGAAGAGAAAATGGTAGGAGAAAAAGTGTGTCGGCTTTGTAATAACGGGGAAAAATATGCTACCTTAGAATATGGAGATACTTTATATATAAGTAGTAGTTGGGATGGTGGAATTTCATTTGATTATATTGAACCAGTAAAATTTTGTCCTCTCTGTGGCACAAAATTAAAAGTTGAAAGTGAGGAAGAAGAATGAAAGGATTTGTTGATGGGTACGATTGGGTTAACTCTCCTGCGATGCTTTATTGGAGCTATCCCTCCGGTTATAAGAAAGACTCAAAGGCTGAAATTCGCAATTATATTTTTGGTGGCGATTATTGCGGCGCGCTTAAGGTAGATGGATACTATCAGAGAGCGGTAGTTGACGAAGATGGTAATTGCTTTATGATTGCGCGTAATAAGGATGTTAATGGTAATCCTATTAATAAAATTGATTGGGTTCCGCATCTTAAGCCCTTTTTTGAATCTCTTCCAAAGGGGACTGTTCTTTTCTGTGAAATCTATCTTCCTGGTAATGAAGGTAGCCGTAAAATTACTTCGCTTCTTGGATGCCTTAAAGATAAATGTATACAGCGCCAAGAGGCTGACCAAAAACTTCATCTCTATGTTTTTGATGTTGCCGCCTTCAATGGTGAAAATTATATTAATCTTGGGATGAAACAGCGAGCGGCCAATCTCGACTTACTTCGTGAGCGTTTTCCTAATCCCTATGTTGAATGGGCGACTTATTATTGGGGAAAAGAGCTTTGGGAGCATCTTCAGGATTATCTTGCTGCAGGGCGTGAAGGTATGGTTATTTATCGAAATGACTGCCCGATTTACTTCAAGCGCACCCCTGCGCGCATGACTATAAAAGTTAAAAAAGAAATTAGCGAAACAATTGATTGTTTCTTTACTGGTCATTATCTTCCTGCAACTGAAAAGTACGAAGGCAAGGAAATTGAAACTTGGCCTTATTGGATTAATATAATTACAAAAGAAAAAATTCATGGGCAGAAGTATCTAGATTATTATAATGGCGCGCCGATTGAACCTATTACTAAGCCTTTCTTTAATGATTGGGCTGGAAGTCTTGAAATTGGACTTATAAAGGATGGAAAAGTTGTACCTATTGGTTATCTGAGTAATTTAACTGAGGAAATTAAAGCCAACCCAGACCTTTATAAAGGAAAAGTAATAGAGGTTACCTGTATGGAAATAAATGAAGAAACAGGTGGTCTGCGCCATGCAAAGATGTTAGGTTTTAGGGATGATTTGACAATTAAAGATTGCACTTGGGAGAAGGTATTTCAATGATATTTGAATTAGATTTAGCTTCTTATATAATTGGAGTTCTTACAACTGGAATAATTCTTTTAATTGGCTTTTGGATAGATGATAATTTTAGACCAAGGCCGCCTCGTAATCCATGAGTAATTATGAGGATAAGATTATACAAATACTGCGCGCGGCTTCTATAAAGTTTGAGCGCGAGAAGACTTTTGAGGATTTGCGCCAGGGCCGTTATCGTTTTGACTTCTATCTCCCTGGTCATAAGATTTTAATTGAAGTTGATGGTCAGTTTCATTGGAAGCCAATTCGCGGACGCAAGGAACTACTCGCGCAGCAAGAACGAGACCGGCGCAAGAACTCATACTGTCTCGCGCATGACATCCCTTTATATCGTATTCCATATTGGGAAATTGAAAACCTTCATAACTTCAAAGACTTAATTCAAAAAAAATTTCGTGTAACTTCTCGTTATCACAATGATTATTTGAATGTTCCAAAATAGTGTACCAACTTTCTCTTTTTTCTACTTTTTTAAAGTAGATGGAGGTGAGTTGGATTGTTTGAATTCCTTCAAAGTCAACCCGTTATAAATTTTATAGGCGGTTTGATTATTTTTCTTTTCTTAGTATGGCAAGTAATTGAAAAAGCTTTTGGTAATATTGGTTGGTTCAAAAAGCGGAAGGAAGCTCGTGAAATGGCTCGCCTCTTAAGACAAGAAAAAGAAATTACTGATTTAGTTTCAAAAAATATGCTGCCGCCTATTTTAGAAGAGATTGAAACAATAAATGGTGAGCAAAATAAAAAATTAGATTTATTGGTTAAATCAAGTAATGATACAATGCGACTTGAACTTTTGCGTGTATATTTCCACTATCGTCCATATAAACAAATTCCACAATGGGCGAAGGAAGCCGCAGTAAAACTTCATGATGATTATGTGGCGCAAGATGGTAATACATTTGTTGCAGACCTTTGGGATCAAATGTCAAAATGGGAAGTCGTACCAAGTGAAGAAGATATAGTTGGATATAAAGGTAGAGAGGAAATTTGATTTCCTCTCTATTTTTTGTTATAATATAATTAGAAAAAATAATAGGAGTATAATTAGAATGGAAAAATTTATAATTCCCGTCATTCTTTTTCTTCTTTTATTTTTCTTCTTTCTTTTTTTTATAATAAGAGAAAAAAAGAAATATAAGCGATTAAAAAATTTACAAGATGAAGATTTAAGAAAACGATTTGAAGCTGAATATCAAAAAGAAATTTTAGAAAAGAAAGAAGGAATACGAAGTTTAGAGAGAGAAAAGGCAAAAATTCAAAGTGAAATTGAAGAAAAACAATCTTTTAACAATTCTTTGTTTAAGTTGCGCGAAGAAGAACTAGACCGGCTGATTGAGCAAAAGAAAATTGAAAAAGAAAAAGCGTTAGATGAATGGCTTCGCGCCGAAGACGTACAAAAACGAAACGCATATAACCAAACTTTTTTGAATTGGACGCAAGAACTTGAAGTTCAAAAGAATGGTTATCTAAATGACTTTTTAGCACTTCAAGAAGCTTATAAACAACAACTTGCAGAAATCAAAGGTGAGCTAGATGAATTCCAGGCAAAACGAGAAGCAGTCAATGAGGCTATTTTAAGAGAACGAGAAATAGAAGAAGCAGAAAACTTCTACCGAATTGATGTGCCGATTGAAGACCAGGAAGACATTGAAGTCCTCAATACAATAGCTCCGCGCCTTCGAAACAAAGAAGCTCTCAATAAACTAATCTATTCTGTCTTTATACAGCGCCCGATGGATGAAATGATTAAACGAGTCACGGGTGGGCGCGATATTAGCGGAATTTATAAAATTACTTATCTAAAGACTGGCGAAGCTTATATCGGCAAAACCACTAATATAAAAAAGCGATGGGGAGAACATATAAAGTCAGCACTTGATATAGGTACAATCGCGCATTCTTCTTTCCATACTCGTCTTAAAAAAGATGGTATATGGAATTATACTTTTGAAATTCTAGAAGAAGTACCAAAAGATAATTTAACAGAACGAGAAAAATTTTATATACAATTATACGGGACTGACACCCAGTTAAATATGAAGGTTGGATAAATGGAATATATAAGTGATTTACAAAGAGAAATAATAGAAGCAAAAGAAAAAAATATATGTGTTTTATCTTCTGCAGCAAGCGGAAAAACGACAGTTCTTACAGAACGAGTTAAATACCTGCTTGAGAATGGGGTCGCGCCGGAATCTATAGTCGTATTCACTTTTACAAATGCGGCCGCAGAAGAAATGAGAAAGAGAATTGGTGGACTTGGCGCACTCTGTTTTATCAATACAGTCCACTCCTATGCCTATTACCTTTTAATGAAAAATGGAATTGACACAAGCACAGCAATAAATGAGGAAGATTTTGATGAGTTTTTTAACTTAATCCAACAACATCCAGAGGTTATAGAACCCGTTGATTATTTATTGCTTGATGAGGCGCAGGATTCAAACCTTCTTCAGTTCCAATTCATTCTAAAAATGATAAAGCCAGCTCATTGTTTTATTGTTGGTGATGCGCGCCAATCAATTTACAGCTTTAATGGCGGCCGGCCAGATATTTTAATGGCGATAGCTAATGACCCGAATTTTACACTCTATGAGTTAGATGAAAATTATCGCAATGGGCCGCACATTTTGAACTTCGCGCGCAAAATAATCCGAGGAAACGAACTTGGAGATTATGCCTTATATGACAATTCAATCTGTATGAATCCCGAGCGCGAAGATGAAGTAAATGAAGTTGAATATTTACCAAGCCGTGTGGTCGCACAAATAAAAGCTGACCCTCGCTATGGACGGTGGTTTGTTTTAACTCGTACAAACGGTCAACTTGATAATGTTGTAACCTATTTAACGCGCGCCGGCATCCCATGCGTTACATTTAAGAGAAGCCAAATTACCTCCGAAGAATTCCAAGAAAAAATGGCAAGTGATAGTGTTAAAGTTCTAACAGTCCATTCTGCCAAAGGACTTGAAGCTGACAATGTAATTGTAATTGGTGTGTCAAAGTGGTCTACAAAAGCTGAGGAGCGTCGTGTTGCCTATGTTGCAGCAACTCGCGCCCGCGAAAAGCTAATCTGGATGCGGTCGGCGCCGAAGAAGCAGAAGCTTCAGTCTTGGGAGTAAAAGAAATTTGCAAAATTTTTATTTTTCTGTTATAATATATATAGAAAATAAAGAAAGAAGAAATTAAAATGAGAGATGCAAATAGAGTTTTTAGAGTAACGAATAGGGTCGCCAATGAGTGGTATAACAAGTGTTCTGATTGGCGTTTTATGCAGATGATTTGTAATTTTATGACTTGGCTTGGGTCTGATGGATTTTATCTTGAAGACGACAAGTTCGAGGAGAAGTTTAATGAATTTATGGAAGGAGTAGGCCGCGATGGGACTCGATAATGGTTTTCTGGTTAAAAGTGATAAAAGACAGTTTACTAGAGAAGACCTCCCTCATGGTATTGATTATCCTTTTAGCACTGATTATTATCATGCGCCAGAAATTGTCTATTGGCGCAAGAACTGGGGTCTTCGCAATGCTGTCATTGAATATCTGAATGATGCAGAGTCTGACAAAGGAGAAAGCAACGCCGATGCCGAAGATGGCTATTATTATGTTGATACTCCCGAACAGGTACTTAGAATTGTTGAAATAATTTTTCATTTTCTTGATGAAGATAATTGGGACGAGTATGGTGATTCTATCTGGGAATATGAAGAAGCTAGACCTGGTCTTCAGAGAGATATTATAAATCTGATACTTATAATTCCTTTCCTGCGAGACCATCCAGATGCATATCTTGAATTTTATGACTCATATTAAGGAGAGTTGAAATGGCGCGAGCAATTACTGAAGAAGAAAAACTTAAAATGAATGAGTTGTACCTTAAAATTGGTACTTATAGTGGAGTTGCTAAAGAAATTGGTTGCGCGCCCTCAACTGTCAAAAAGTATATAATTCCTGGTTTTGTTCCTGAGGATAAGGTTGAAAAAAAGATTTTTAAGTGGGAAGATTTACCCGAATTTTCAACTGAAGGACTTAGAAATATAGATAACTGGGGCAGTCTTTGTGTACTTAATAAAGAGGAAAAGGAAGAAATCCGCGAACTTTGGAGTGAATTGTCAATATGAGAAAAGTTTTTTATATGGATGAGTCAATCAATAACCCTGGCGAATATATGATAAGGGTTAATGTGGATTTGCTTCCTTTTACAACTACGATTGGAAGCCTTAATGTATTGCCCGCGCGCCTTCTAAACCTGACCTATGCGCAGTACCTTCGTTTTTGTAGAGATATACTCGGCGCGAAAATTCGTGGAAAGAATTGCGGCTATCCCGTTGCCTATTTCCATAGAGATGAAGTTCTAAATCAGTTTGTAAAGCTGTTAAATGCGCGCACCGAATTCGTAATTTGGGAAGATGAACATCCAGATTATAAAGAGCATCAAAAAGCTCTTGAGGAACTTGAGAGAAAAAAGTTGAAAAATTCTTAAATTTTTAGTATAATATATATAGAAAGTGAGAAGATTTCTTTTCAATCCTTTCTTTATCTTCTCTTTATAGGAGGAGTGGTTGCCCTTCTTTACATAAATAGCAACCATTTTTATATGCCGATGTGGTGGAATAGGCAGACACAAGGGACTTTCAGTAATGACGAGAGCACTAGAGTAGGAAACTCTCTAAGTGAATGCTGGCTAATTCAGCGAAAGACTCTTTGAGTTAACGCCGAGCTAAATTTTGGTGAACACTCAAAAAGATATATTGTATGTATACTTTTTTTACTTATAATTAGAAAGGTAAAAGGTAAAAGGAGGATATTATGCGTACAGATATTTTTGAGAAAAAAGAAGAAATTTTGCGATGGATTAGTGAAAAGCGTTCAAAAGCATTTATGTGCCGTGAATTACATTGTAAACAAGATACCTTAAATCGATATTTAGATAAGATGGGAATTGTTTATGAAGGTAACATGAGCGGGAAAGGATACTCTAAGCAAAAAAATGGTATGAATTTAATTGAATATCTTAATAATAGTAATGATATTCAATCTAATAAAGTACGAATTAAATTGCTTAATGAGGGCTATAAAGAACATAAGTGCGAAAATTGTGGTTTAACCGTGTGGATGGGACAACCCATTCCATTAGAGTTGCACCATATAGATGGTAATAGAGATAATAATACATTAGAAAATTTTCAATTGTTATGTCCTAATTGCCACGCTTTTACTGATTCATATCGTGGAAAGAATTCTGCCAAATAAATGTGTAGAGACTATATACCAGCCACCTAAGGATATTATCTATGGTGAAGACATAGTCCGGACTACAACGCAGTAATGCGGCCATGGCGACATGGAGTAGTGAAGAAAATCCCTCGTCAGAAATGACATGCGGGTTCGACCCCCGCCATCGGCACCAAAATTTATACATAATCGCTGCTCGTTATGTATATCTTATATAGAAGCAGTAAAACCACGAGTATGGTGGTCGGCAAGCCCTAAGTCGTTAAAGGCGAGGTTAAGCTGAATGGGCATTTTCCTGTGAAATTCAGGTATAGTTAATCAACTGCCCAATGGAATAGTAAATATTGTATAATGTTTATGTTGATTAGCCGAAACGCCATAAGGCGTGTATTTAAGGATTGGCGTGGGACCTACGACAGTGCCATATATTTTTTTAGGAGACTTAAAATGAAATTTAGTGAAACACCATTTGGGCTTTTCCGTTATCGTGGAATTGTCTATTCTAAAATATCAGATACTCAAGCAGTTTTAATTACAATGGGGAAAATTGTAGACTTCAATCCAGATGATGAAGTAGAAGCATTTTAGGAGGATATTATGATTCGTTCTGTACTTTATTATGAAAATAGAATTAACCTTTTGAAATACCGACAGAAAGATAATCAAAAGATTATAAAAAAGCTTGAGCGTTGTCTGCGCGCTGCTAAGGAAAATACGCGCTCATAGTTCAGTCGGTAGAACACTTGCCTTTTAAGCAAGGAGTCGTGGTTTCGAGTACCACTGAGCGCACCACATGGGGGATTAGCGTAATGGTAGCGCGCTGGGCTTTGAACCCATACGCAGAGGTTCGACTCCTCTATCCCCTGCCATATATCCTGTTAGTATAGTGGTATTATACCAGACTCTTAATCTGTGAGACCTGGGTTCAAATCCCAGACAGGGTACCAATTTTTTGAAAGGTGTGAATTATATGAATATTCAAAGTTTATCTATTGTTGTGCCAACGGGAAAATGCTGGAACCATTGTAAATTTTGTGTATCTCATATGCATCATGAAGACTAATGGTCATCTCTATTCTAGATGGGATGATAAAGGTAGTTTAATTTTTTAGGGTGATAAAATGGAAATTATAAAGCCAGAAGGATTATCTTGTATTACAATTTATAAAGTTCCCTTTGCGGAAATAGAAAAGCTTGACTTCGCGCAATGCGCGCAACCTACAGAAACTCTTGAGCATTTTTATAATCGTCAGGAGAAGAAGCCAAAGCTTCTGTTTAATGGCGGTTTCTTTGATATGGATAATGGGAACACTGTCTTTTCTTATGTGGATGAAGGGGAAATTATAAACCTTGATGCATCATTTGTGGAGGGAATTGGTCTCAAAAATAACAGACCAGTTTTAGACCTTTATAATCCTTCTTATAAAGATTTTATAAGCGGCTATCCCGTTTTAATGAATGATGGTATACCAGTTAATACCTCTATTGGGTCTGAAATTAACTATAAAACGCGTCGTACTATTATGGGTTATGATGAGTTTAACTTCTATATGTTAATTATTGAAAAGCCAGGATATAATTTTAAGGAACTGAAAGAACTTCTGTCTATGTTTAATATTCCAAATGCAATTAATTTGGATGGCGGCGGCAGTACAAGAATCCTGGTTGATGGAGTCAATAAGAGCGAGCAAGTTTATTCGCGCCCAGTTGACAATGTAATTGCTGTTTATCTTAAAGACCCAGTTATTTATAGGGTTCAGACTGGCGCTTTTACAAAAAAGGCTAATGCTGAAGCTTATAAAAAAGAAATTCAAAATCTGACTGATACAATTGGAGCCGGTTATAAGAATGCTTACGTTAGGATAGTTGACGGTCTTTATAAGGTACAAGTCGGCGCCTTCAGCGTAAAAGCTAATGCTGAACGGGTTTTAAGAGATTTACAAGAAAAAGGTTATAATGCATTTATAACTACTAAATAATGGAAGCGTGTCCGAGAGGTTTATGGTGAAGGTCCTGAAAACCTTTGTACGAAAGTACCGTGGGTTCAAATCCTACCGCTTCCGCCATACGGAGGATTGGCGTAATGGTAACGCAGTGGATTGCTAATCCATCCTACCTTTTTGGTAGTACAGGTTCGATTCCTGTATCCTCCGCCATTTGCTGATGTAGCTCAGCGGCAGAGCGGCCGCCTTGTAAGCGGCAGGTCGAGATTTCAAAATTCTCCATCAGCTCCAAATTTGATTTTTTTTTAAATTTTATATATAATATATATAGAAAGTTAAGAAAAGAGGTTTTCTGGTGTATATTTGTCCAATTTGTAACAGAACCTTTGATATTGAAGATCAAATAGCAAAACATTCTTTAAGGTGCTGGCGGGAACATAATCCCTATCACAAATCTAAGCCTGCGCCGCATACAACAGATCTTAATGAGAGAAAAGTTAATAATGAAGTTTTAGATTTTTTTGCTAATCTACAGAAAGGAAATTAAAATGCAAGAAGTAAGAATTAAAACTCATTTGATAATTACGGGTATGCATGAGGAATATTTTGTAGATTGGTGCGGCAAGATAGCTAACACAAAACCTCTTCTTAAAAATGGTCTTCCTATCTTCGTTATAATTGGGTCTGAGGCGCGCATGGAACTCAACACAATTGATATAAAGAGAATTGAGGAAAATGCGAAGAGGATGACTCATCCGCATGGGCGTCAGGCAGTAACAACTGACATCGCGCATATTTATATTAAAGAGGAAGATGGGAGTGAAACTCTAATGGGCCGAGTTATTCACAACCATGTGAAAGAATATCGGCAGATGTATGATAAGTTTGAGAAGATATAAAAATTTGATTTTCTTTTAATTTTTTTTGATATAATAATTATAGAAGGGAAAATAGTATGGAAATAATAACCGACTCTTTTAATAAAGAAGGGAAGTGCCCCGATTGTGGATCTACTTTCTTTTATAACCTTAATGATATAGAAAAAATTAAAATGGAAAATGCTATCGCAAAAGAAACAGCAGAAAAGATCCTTGAACGATCCTCTATTATAAAAGGACAGTGGTTTCAGATATCTGGAGAAATGATTAAGTGTCCTTGCTGTTCTAAGCATATAGTAATAAAAAATCCTTCAATTGCTTTTAAATCACATTCTTAAAATTTGAAAAATTCAGAAAATTCTGATATAATATATATAGAAAGTGAGAGAAAAAGATGGCTTATCAGATTGGTGATACAATTCGTATTATCTCAATGGATGGTGAACCGCAGTATAGCGGGCGCGAAGGTATTATTGACCACATTGATGATGCTGGTCAGCTCCATGGAACTTGGGGTGGACTTGCAGTAATACCTGGCGAAGACCATTTTACTGTTATTAGAAAAGCTTCTAATTAAAAGGTTCCCACTCGCCTACCAGCTTTTGCTGCGTGAAAGAGTGTTTTGAAAATTTGATTTTTCTATAAATTTTTGATATAATATTTATAGAAAGTCAAGAGAGGCTTTGGACTTAGGAAATCCTTGTAAGTAGTTGTTTAGGGACAATAACCTCTTAAATTCAATAGGCTCGCGGTCAACTGAGACAGCCTTGGGACGATGGCACAATAAGTGCGCGCTGAGTTGTGTTCTTGGGTTGTAGGGAAATACGTCCTATATGACGATATAGGAGAATACCTTACGGATTTAATTATCTCCAGTAAACCTATTGAATTTTGAGGTCGTAATGACTTCCCTACGGCCTCTATGGCGCTAGTATGGACAGCCTGCTCGTGGCGGCGCTGCTTACGCAAATTTTAGTCCATAGTCAGTATTATATACCTCGGTGAAGACGAATACCATCGCGCCGAGAAGTCGTCCGGTCTGCGGATTGAACTAGAATTGGGAAGATAGAGGATACCCTATCGCTCCTATAGATGGCTTCTATCGTGAGATAGAAGTTGCCTGCACCAAAGGGTGTGGCTAGAGGATGACTGTGCTGACAAAGTCGCAATCAAAAATACTGTCTCATCGCTTCCACAATAGAAGTTAAGCGTTAAAAGCGTAAACTGAAGCCAAGTTAGGATGTTCAGCGTGGCAACTGGGTCAAACCTTGGTAAAGCCAATAAGGGAGTCTGTAGTGAGGTCATAGTAATATGACTATAAGATGAGGTCAAGGTGCGAGTAGCCCAGATACAGAGACTCAGAAACTGATAGGGATAATTATTGAAAATTATTTTACTTTTCTGAACGGTGGGTGAAAGTTAGAGGTAATCAATCCTCTCAAGGCTTGTGCCGCTATGCGGCAAGGGCAAGAAGTTATAGGGTCGCTACCTATGGCTCAGACTTGTTCTCCTTGTGATTGAAAATGGTTGAAGGCTTAACAGTTGGTAGGGCGAAGGCCCATATAATTACTGAACCCCTTTTCAATATCGCTCCCTATTAATTATGCGCGAGGGACTTGAGCAACTGTAAGAGAATTCCATGAAAATGGCTTGTACTGACAAAACGCGCGGGTGAGTTTAATTGTCTTCTCACCCTTATGTCAAAAAGACAATTTATATAGAGGATGTGGTGTAAGAGTAGCATACAACATTTGGGATGTTGTGGAGCCGTGCAAATCGGACATCTTCTACCATTTAATTTCTATTTTGAAACGGTTCAGGTCCTATCGGCCGATTAGGCAGGCGAGGGAAGTGAGGTAGGTTGCGAAAGCGTAAAATCCTCCGCCTTGTAAGCGTAGTTATGAAACATGAACTCCGCCTAATCTTTAAAATAGAAATTAAAACCAGGCCAAGTATGCTACTGTTGAAAAACCCTAACCGATAGGGGTGTGTGATTTACACACTTAATCACACAAAATAGCCTGTTAGTAAACGCCCTTTTAATTAAGGTATGGTTGAAAGCAGAGCAAATCGTTAACGGAGGTAGTGCTCATGATTATGATAAGAACTTCCCGCAACGAGAGAAATCCGAATATTCGGATTTGACGTCCGCTTAGCGTCATTAAATAAATGAGCCTTCCGTCGTAGACATGGATTTTTTAAGAAAAATCTTTTTCAACTACCACCGGCACTCAACCTCGGTGTCCTTTGAGATATGCGGGTCAGTGATATGTGGCATTGTGGCTAACGACGTTAAATAAAAGGCAAAGTAAAAAAGATTTTTATTAATAGATGGCGGGTTGGTGTAATGGTAGCATAGTAGACTCATTATCTACCGATTTGAGTTCAAGTCTCAAGCCCGCAACCATTACGCGCCCTTCGTGGGCGCATTTTTTATATTTGCTCCCATCGACAAGCGGCCAAAGTCACTGCCCTTTCACGGCAGAGTCGCCAGTTCAAATCTGGCTGGGAGTACCAAAAAGGAGAATAATATGGCTGAAAAGGAAATTTCCGAAGTTATTGAATTTATCCGGCGCCGCTTCCCTCAAGATTGTAATTGGCTTAATGGTAATTGCTATTGGTTTGCCGCAATTTTGAGGGCGCGTTTTCCTTTTCTAAAGATTTTTTATATGCCCATGTCTGGCCACTATGTGGCAGGCGCGCAAAATACGTACTTCGACTGGACTGGAAAAGTTACTCCTTCTGAGCCAGTCATACCTTTTGATACAATTAAAAAAGACGACCGTGAATGGTATTCGCGCCTTATTCGCGATTGTGTTATATAAGGGGTAGAGAAGAGTTTCGACTGCGGTTAAAGCCAAAGAGCACTCCGTAGGACGCGGGGGCGGTACCCGCCTACTTCACCAAGGGTGATAGGACGCCCTAAAATTTTTTGTTTTCAAAAGGAGGAAGGCAAAATGAAGTATTATTCAGACCTTACGAAAAAATTCTACGAAGACCCCTCTGAGTGCGAAAGTGCGGAGGAAGCCTTCAAGGAAGAGCAGAAGAAGAAGGAAGAGGAGGCTCTTCAGAAATCTAACGCGCGCAAAGAGGCTGCAAAGAAGGTTGACGAAGCCTATAACAACCTCGTTGCTGCGAAAAAGGAATATGAGAAGGTTCTTTCTGACTTCTGTAAGGAGTACGGAGCCTATCATACTTCCATTAATAAGGATAGTATCTCTGACTGGCTTGATGCCTTTTGGAGCGGACTCTTTTTCTAATTTAAAAGGAGAAAGCTCTCACTTTACTATAGTGAGGGCTTTCTTTTTTTACTTTTAAATAGCTTCTTAGTAGCAAAGGAGGTACCGAATGGAAAATGCTTATTTCATTAGTGTTCCAGAAGATGCGAATTTACAACTTCCAAGTCCAGAACTTTTAACCTATTACAAAGGTTTAAAAGATAGAGAGTTTTGGCTTGAAGGAGAAATTTCAGAAGAAAATTTAGAACTCGCGCGACTTATTCTGCGCTGGAACAAAGAAGATGCAAAATTAGAGCCTGCTGACCGCAAACCTATTAAAATTTATTTCAACAGTCCAGGTGGCGCACTTGATGTTGCGTATACACTCTATGATATAATTAGAATTAGTAAAACACCTGTAATTGGAATAAATGTAGGATATTGCGCGAGCGCGGCCGCTTATATCTTTATTGCTTGTCATCAAAGGAGAATGAGTAAGCACGCCTATTTCATCTTCCACCAGGGTTCTATGGCAGGACTTAGTGGAGAATATAAACAAATTATTGCATCGATAGAAGATTATCAATCACAAGTAGAAGAACTCTCTGCTTTAATAAAAGAAAGAACTCTTTATACTGATGAAGAAATTGCCAAAAATATTATAAATGAATGGTATATTCATCAAGAAGAAGCTTTAGAAAAAGGCGTTGTTCAATCTGTTATTAATGGCATTGAGGAGGTTCTTTGATTTTGGACGAAAAAGGATATAAAGAAATTACTCTAAGCGATGAAGAACTTGGGCAATTCTATGTTGAAATGCGCTCACCCATTGAAATTTTAGAAAATCAATATTTAGTTATAAAAGACAAAGATGGAATTGTAATTGATAAATATAAATTTCAAAATGGTGAACTTAAAAAAGTTAATTTCCAAATTATAAATTCTACTTATATGGGCAAGATAAAGCCGAAGAATTTTGAGCAAGAGTTGGCGCTTGACCTCTTAAATAGTAAAGATGTAACTGTAAAACTTATAAGAGGCTGCTATGGTTCAGGTAAAGACTTCTTAATGTTTGGAAAAGCTTTAGAATTAATAGATGCCGGCGCCTTCAAAAAAATTATATATATTAGACCTAATGTTACTCTTAAAGATGTGCCAGATATTGGTTATTTAAGAGGAAATGAATTTGATAAGTTATCTTGGACGCTTGGCCCATTATATGATAAGGTTGGTGGGAAAGAAGAAATTGACCGCTTAATTGAAGAAGAAAGACTTGAATTAATGCCACTTCTTTTTATTAGAGGTCGTTCTTTTGAAAGTTCTATTGTCTATGTAACTGAAGGTCAAAATATTACAAATGAAATTGCAAAATTACTTCTTGGAAGAATTGGTCAAGATTCAATTCTAATGATAAATGCAGATAACCATCAAACTGACTCGCGCATTTATGAAAAAGATAATGGAATTGTCTCAATGATTGAGAAGCTTAGTGGTAATCCTCTTTTTGGTTATGTTTATTTAAGTCAGACCTTGAGGAGCGATACTGCAAACCTGGCCAATCTTTTGGATTAATTTTGCCAGCGGCATTGCTGCTGTTTATATATACCGTAGGACTTTTCTATTTTAATGGAGAAGTCCTACATTTTTTTTACTTTTTATAAAGAAGGTGGTGAGGTATATGCCAGCAATTAGAAGAAGACATGATACTCTTGGTCAGCTCTTCGTTTATTATGAGAGATTAGATACGGATAATGATGGAATAAATAGACCTTTATATCTTGCTGCAAAAAATGCTTTTTCTGCGGTAAGTACTGAAATTGGTGATATTATACAAACTGCAAGTGTTATTCGAAAAATTGGTGAGGCAGAAAGGCAAAAAGAAGAGAATTTATTAAATACAATCTTTAATGCCAATGTTAATGTTGACCTTGATGATAAAGATAGTGTTAAAGAATTTATAAGTACCCTTAATGCTTGTATAGGGTTAAAGGAAGTTTATGAACGAAATGTATTTTTAGTTCAGAATTCTAAAGGTCAAAAGAGTGTTATTAGTTTTTTCCCTACTTATTTTATGATGATTTGGGATGAGCGAGTGCCAGCAATTGAAGAAACTATTAATTCTGCGATAGAACATATGAACCCAGGTGAAAATATTTTAGATATTATTCAACAAATATTAGAGCCGGCTTTAGAATCTATAGTCCCTGCTGCGATTGAAAGAATGTTCCATGCAAGACCAGAACTTCGTAATCAAATGCCTCCAGAAATGCAAGATGCTTATTCTTCTTTATTAAATATGATTGGAACTGTTCAACAACAAGGAAGTTTAGCAAATCAACTTTCTAATATATATAAATTAGATGATATAAAGCAATTTTTAACAAATGAAATAGCTAATAAAAATCAATTTTCTTATAAAGGATTAGACGGATTAGTTAAGAAAAATTTTCATCAAAGAGGCGGCTTATCTTTAGAAGCAATAGAGAATACTGTTTTAAAAACTGTTGCCAATGGTTTAAAAAATACTAATCCAAATATGAAAGTAGAAGTTTATGCAACTGGTGCAAGCGAAGTAAAAGCAGATAATATTCTTACTATTGGTATTGACCCAGAATTAATGGCAGAAACATTAGAAACTAATTTAGCTATTAGTAGAAAGAGAAATACTGATATGTTTAAAAAACTTGGTAATGATTTAAAAAATATTAAAAATGGATATATAATATATAGCTCAGATAAAAACTACACTTATAATGAAGGGTTTAAAAGCCGTGGTGGTTTTCAAGGAGACAAAATTAGTTTAGATAGTTATCGACAAATAATGAATTATACCAATAGAAATGCAAGAACTTTTGTTGGTACTATACTTCAAACCGCAAAAGGCGCAGTGGGAGACCCTTCTTTACAGGATACCATGGAACAGGCCTTAGCACAAGATATTGCCTATTTTCTTTTTGATGATTTTAAAACAATAGGTGATGAAACTAAAGCTGGAGATACAAAGTCAATTCATATTATGAATTTAAATGGAATTTTAATACCTCTTTCTTTCTTTTTAATATTATTTGCACGAGCTATAGAAGAAGAAATAGGTAATCCAGAGGATTTTGTAAAAGTAAATTTAAGTATTCCAGAAATTTTATTCCCCACTCAAGAAGAACAGTCAGAATGGCAAGAACAAAATGGCGCGAGCAGTTTTGATGCTTGGGTTTATCAACGTGAATATGCTTTAGCTCAATCAAAAATTGAAGTACATTTCTTAAAAGAATTTAAGGAAATTATCTCTGAATATTTATAATTTGACTTCTTTCCAAATTTGTGTTATAATAAAATTAAGGAAATAAAAGAAAGGAGTCTTTTCAAATTCACTAATTGCCCATCTCTCTTAACTTTATATACTTAAAATCAAAGATTTCTACTTATTTTTAGTGGATAAATTGGGATAAAAGGAGTCTTTAGTTTTAAGTCAAAGGAACGTTTGGAGAAGACTCTTTTTAGAGTCTTCTCTTTTTTTATTCACAAATCTTTCAAAAAGGGAGATGAATAAATGGCTATTATTGTTCCTGCCGTTTCTGGCAAAATTATACACATAGGGCGCGCAGGAGAAAATCTTGCGACAACGGTTGCATTTGATGTAAACCAATGGTTAGAAGAATTTGGTACAGAAGGTACTTTTACACTTTTTGTTCAGCAAAATGGCGTTGGATATTATGTGCAAGATATAGTACACACAAGTGGCGCGCAAGTTGAAACAGATGGTGGAATCGTACAATGGAATGTCGTTAATAGTAATACGATAAATGCGGGATTAGGTAAGTGTGAGTTAGCTTATGCTCAAGAATCTTCAACAGCTTTAAAGCCACTAATTGAAGGTTACGCAATTTCAACTAATTCAGTTATTAACTTTTATAAAGATTTAGCGGGAACTGAATTAATTGAACCAAATGAACTTTATAGATATAAAGATTTAACTCAAGATGCTAATCCATTATACTATTATTTTGATGGGATGCAATATATTGGTACTACAGAAGATGGCCCCGGCACGCATCAATCAATAGTTGTTAAATCAATTATCTTTGATATTGTTGTTACGAATTCACTTGATAGCGAGGCTGCTGGAGAAGTACCCGCGCCAATTGAAAGTTGGCTTAATCGTGTTTCAATTTTAACAGATAAAATTGAAAATGCTTCAGATTATGCAGTCCGCGCCGAAACGGCAATGACTTCTGCCGAAGCTAGCGCGACTGCCGCGAGTGGTTCACAAACTGCGGCGGCTGGAAGCGCGACTTTAGCACAACAATGGGCGATTGGCCCAAATGGGACGCCGGGGACGCCAACAGATCAACATAATGCTAAATATTACGCGACTTTAATACAAAGTTTACATGCTGGCACAGTATCAACTTTAGGGCCTGGCGCCTCAGCGACTGCTTCTGTCACACAAGGTCAGAACAATGATTTAGTATTAAATTTAGGTATCCCAAAAGGAGATGGGCTTCATGTGTCTGGAAGTGCAACCACGCCAGCTGGGTTACCTGCTGCATCCTCTCATGAGAAGGAAGTTTATTTAGTTGGCTCTGAACCGGGGTACTATTATTATTCAGACGGGACAGATTGGATTAATTGCGGTCCAGTCGGCGGACTTGGTGGAACACTTTACACCTGGACGGTTTAAGGAGGGTGAAAAATGAGACTTAAAAATAGAAAAAGATATTTCACCCAATGGGATAGAGGGCAAAGAATTATTGTAGATGAATGTCCACCAGAAACTTATATTCACTTTTCTAATACTAGGTCTGAGCAAGCTTATGTTGTTCAAACTGATAGTAATTTAGAGGCTGAGGTTCCTGATGTTCTTCTTCAAGAACCATATCCAATTACTGCTTGGATTTATCGTGTTGAAGGAGAAATGAGATATACAGAGAATCGACGCGAATTTCAAGTTATTAAGAGGGCGCGCCCCGAAGATTATATTTGGAGCGATGATGATAGGAAATATTGGGATTCTAAGGTTGATAAAGAATGGGGCACACAATATGCGGGCAAGTTCTTATCGATTGGCGCGGATGGATTTGTTACTGTTTCTGATATTACAGATGTAACTGTTTCTGATAAGTTCTTTATTTTTGAGCAAGCTGTTGCTTCAAATAGATGGACTGTCAATCATAATTTAGACAAATATCCTTCGGTAACCGTGGTAGATAGCGCGGGGACAATTATTATTGGCGAAGTTGCTTATCTGTCACGGAATGATTTAAGAATCACTTTCCAGTCTGCTTTCTCTGGAAAGGCATATATGAATTAAAGGAGGCTGTTAAATGCAATTCTTAACGAATTTAGATTTAAGTAAAAATGAACTGCAAAATGCAGTTATACAAAATTTATCAGCTGCGCCAAGTAATCCAAGAGTTGGTCAGATTTATTATAATACAACAGACCAAATGACATATCAATGGAAGAGGACTTCTGCAGATGGTGTTACACCTGAAACTTATGCTTGGAAAGCTATTGGCGGTGTTACGGCTGGTGATGGCTTAACTAATACAGATGATACTTTATCAGTAACAACTGGGAATGGTATTGAATTAACTGGTACGAGTCCAAATAAGGCTGTCGCAGTTAAGGCTTATGATGGTATTGCTGTTAGTAGTAATGGTGTTGCAGTTGATGTAGGTAATGGTTTACAATTAACTGGAACCAGTCCTAATAAAAAGGTAGCAGCAAAAGGTTATAACGGTATTAGTGTTGATTCTAATGGTATTAATGCTGATATTGATACAACGGCAGGTATGATTTTTACTGGTTCTACCGCCGGTAGTAAAAAAATTGGAATTAACACTGACAGTACATTAGAGTTCAGTAATGGCGCTTTAAAAGTTAAAGTTCCAACAGATAACAATTTTACGACTGGTTTAAAGGAAAAATTAGAAGATATTGAGGCTGGCGCAGAAGTTAATACAATTGAAACGGTTAAAGTTAATGGAACTGCGTTGACTCCAGATGCTAATCGAGCGGTAGATGTTCCTACAATTCATACAGCAACTTTTGCTGATGATAGCACGAATACCGCGGCATCCCCCGTTAAATTAACTTTAACTGAGGGTTCAAATAACGACACAATTACTGCCAACATTCCGAAAGTTGGCGCAGATAATGCTGGTGTATTACCAAAGGTTACTGGTAATACTAATTCTACAAAAATAGTCTCTACTGATTACGTTTGGGATGCAACACAAGGTGATTATCGTCAATTACCCGCCGGCGCATTTAAGACCGGTACTGTTACTAGTGTCACAATTAATGCTACTGCCCCAGTTGTAAGCAGTTCTTCTTCTGCAATAACATCTAGCGGTACAAGAACAATTAGTTTAGCAGATGGTTATGGTGATACTAAAAACCCTTATGCGGTAAAAGCAGCCAATACTGTTTTAGCGGGACCTGCCTCTGGCGCCGATGCTGTACCTACTTTCCGTGCTTTAACTGTAGATGATATTTCAGACATTAGTGATGATTATTTAGCTAAATCTGGTGGCACAATGTCCGGCGCCATCAATATGGGTAGTAATAAGATTACCTCTCTTGGCGCACCAACAGCAGATACAGATGCTGCTACAAAGAAATATGTTGATGATGCAATAACAAATCTGCCAGAGCCAATGATTTTCAAAGGTACTCTTGGTACTGGTGGTACGATTACTTCTCTTCCTACTGCGGCCGCTAGTAATGAAGGCTGGACCTATAAGGTTATAACTGCTGGCACTTATAATAACCAAGCAGCAAAGGTCGGTGACCTTTTCATTTGTCGCAATGTATCTGGTTCATTATATGAATGGACTTATGTGCCTTCTGGCGATGAGCCGAGTGGTACTGTTACTAATATAGCAACTGGCGCGGAATTAACTGGTGGCCCAATTACTTCTACTGGAACAATTGCTCACGCCACTTCAGGAGTTACGGCAGGAACCTATCCAAAAGTAACAGTTAATCAATATGGCCACGTAACTGCGGGGAGTAGCCTTGGTACCTCTGATATTCCCGATTTAAGTGGTACTTATGTTACTTTGACTGGAGATCAATATATTTCTGGTATAAAGACTTTCCAAAGTAGTATCTGTATGGATACTCAGCCCATTATTCTTATGCATGGTGAGGATAGTTATTATTATACTAATGTTGAATTACAAAATATACAAGGTAATTTACGAGTTTGTAATTATAATGGGATGATGGCGACAGATGTTGTGATAACAGGTGTTGCTGAACCCCAAAACAATAATGATGCTGTTAATAAAGAGTATGTTGACCCATTTTTAGTTGGTTCTGCTGCTTTTGCTGATGACACTACAAATAATGCAAGTAGTCCAGTTAAATTAACTCTTTTTAATGGAAAACTTTGGGACGAAGAACAAGGAACTGCTGCTGTAGTTGCTACCGCAAATATCCCTAAAGTTTCTTCCTCTTCTGCTGGTGTACTTCCTAAATTCGTAAGCGGCGCGCAGTCTTCCACAAAGATAGCTGCAACTGACTATTTATGGGATGCCACGCAAGGTGATTATAGACAACTTCCATTAGGTGATTATGTAAAGGCAGACGGCACCGTCGCAATGACCGGCGCCCTCAATATGAACAGTCATAAAGTTACTAATGTAACTGACCCAACTTCTGCCCAAGATGCAGCTACAAAGAACTATGTTGATACTGCAATTAGTGAAGTAACTGGTGGTTCGGTTAAAAAGAGAGTCGCTAATAACCCTGCATTAACTGCTTCGGGTGGTGTCTTTACTTGGACAATTGCTGCTGGAACTAGCTCATCACAAGCTCCACAAACCCCAGATGTGTCAGTCATGGTTTATGAGAATGGAACACCTAATAAACAAGTAATTCCAGAAATTGAAGTTGCTTCTACTGGTGCTGTTACAATTAAAATAAATGATACAAATGATACTGGCACATTAGCTGCTAGTACTTATCGTGCAGTTATGATAGCTTAAAAAGGAGGAAAATAAATGGCCTCTTCAACAAGTGAAACTCTTCAAAATATAAAAGTACATAAGGTTCCAAACTTTGACGTTTGGGAAGACCAATATGGACAAACCAATGGGATTGGGACGGATGACATAGTTGTCATCCCTCCCACCCAATTAGACCAACACATGATGACATTAGTGCCCGCGCCAGGTACATCTAATCCTGCAATGGATGGGACTGCAAGTCCTGGCGCGAGTTCAACTAAGACTTTTTCGAAGTCTGATCACGTTCACCCTACGGACACAAGCCGCGCGCCGACTAATCATGCGAGTTCTGCAACAACCTATGGAGTGGGGAATAGTAGCAATTATGGACACTTAAAGTTATCAGACTCAACTAGCTCAACAGATGGAACTAGTAATGGCACTGCGGCGACGCCGAGCGCAGTTAAGGCGGCTTATGATTTGGCGAATGGGAAACAAGATATAGACCCAATTGGGACAATTAAACAAACCATAAGAACTGATTTAGAAAATAATTGGCATTTATGTGATGGTAGTAAGTTTAACCCAACTACTTATCCAGAGATTGCTACAATTTTAGGAAGAAGTTGGAAATGTTCTAGTAGGCAATCTCCAGTATATACAACTTATCCACAAGCAAACCCTCAAATGTTATATAATGGTTGGTATTGGTTTTATGATACTACTAATTCCCAACATTGTTTTACAGATGAAAATTTCCAAACAGTTTCTAAAATAATTCCTTATTCCGTTATAACAAGTAATATTCCTAGTGGTTCTACTGGAGTAGATTCTTTAATTGGAGCAGAAATTGTCGACGATAAAATTTTTATTGCTTATGAAGACCAAACCCAAAATGGCTATTATACTAATTATTTTATTATATATGTTTTTAATTTAAGTAATACTACTTTAGTTTCTGGATATCCAAAAAGAATTCTTTGTAGCGCAGATGATACTGAATATAATAGTTTTAGATATACTGGGAACTTTTTTTATTTTTTAGATCATTATAGAAATGGTAATACAAAATGGAAAAAAGTTTGTTTATGGGATTTTAATAATCCTGATGTAGGCAATTCTTTAACGTTATATGATTATGATACTTATTCTTTTAGTGTTGTAGAAAATACTTTATTTTCAGTGCAATATTATAGTGATAGCTCTATTTATATTAGTGAATTAACAAAAACTGGGGCAAATACATATTCATGGTCATCACGGGCTAGTAACGTTGCATATAATTATGTAGGTAGTGCAAGAACTTTTGATAATGATTATTATTATAAAATTAATAATAATAGTATTTGGTTAGTACCAAAAACAGGAACTATAAGTGATAGTAATGTTTTATCTTATTCTATACCTAATAATGGGGGAATTTCTTATTTAATTCAAAGTGCTATCCCATCTTATGATGGAAGTATCTTACAAATTATAGCTTATACATCTGAAAATAGTTCTTCTGTAACACCAAGACAGATATATAAAACTTCTTTTTCTGTTGCCGATAAAACATTTGACAAACTTGAATATTTAGGTTTTAGTTTTGAACCAAGTAATCAAATGTATCCAAGTAGTTTTACCCCTAGATATTTTCCAAATTCTAGAATTATTTATTATGGTAGTTATAATATACGTGACTATTTATTACCATATATTCAAGAATCTGAATGCAAAACTTATATAAAAATAGCAGAAAATCCTACTACTTAATCCAAAAAGGAGGCTATAAATGTCTAATAAAATAATAACCCTCAACGGAAGCCTCCTAGTCTCTAATGGTTCTGCAATTCAAGTTGATGTAGGAAGTGGCGGTGGCGGTAACTATCAAACCAAAACCGTCAACCCTTCAACCTCTCAACTAGTTGTTGAACCAGATAGTGACTATGACGCCTTAAGTCAAGTTACAATAAATGCAATACCAACCGGCGCGGCCGGCACTCCGATTGCGACAAAAGGGACTGTTTCCAATAACTCTGTTTCTGTAACACCAAGTGTTACAAATACAACTGGCTATATTACTGGTGGAACAATAACTGGTACACCTGTTATTATAACTTCTCCCGAAATTACAACTTTAAAAATGGGTGCAATAAGACCTGATGCCGAATTAGTAAAAACTTGGAGTTGGGACGCTTATGCCGTTGATGATTGGGAGTTAACAATTCCTGCATATAGTACCACTGCCCAAACAATTAAGGAATCAGAGTCAGCAAGTGGAACTTATACATTAGATTATACCAATTATGATTATTTTATTACAGAAAGAATGTTCTCTATTCCAACTTATAGTGTTACATCACATAATAAAGGTAGAGTAGAGTATTGGATTGGATATTATGCTTATGAAGTAACAGTAATACCTGCCAATTCATTTATAGCATATATAGATGATTCTGTAAAATATACTTCAAGAAATACTACAGTGAGAGCGGCTGGTGCAGCATATACATCCTTATATTGGTCAAGCGCGACTGCTGTATCTCCATATAGTACAGCTGCATATAGTGTAGCTCAAGCTGCTGCTACTCCTACTATTTCAAGTGGTGTTTTAACTATGAAAACTCCTACTTGTACGATTCGTGGAAGTACAACTTATTTTACAAGCACATATTTTAACGCTTTAACTGATATTCGTTATCAATGGATAGCAGAATTATGGAGGGCACCAAAAAATAACTTTAATTTAAATGGTTGGGGAGTAGAACAAACAGTTAATCATATAATGGATTGCGTCAACTCAACAACTAAGAAATTAACTTAAAGGAGGTTGAGTAAATGCCACAAGTCATTAATAATTTAGACTTAAAGAAAAATGAAATACAAAATGTTGTACTTCAGCCTCTTTCTACTCCGCCAAGTGACCCAAAGCTTGGTCAAAAATACTTTAATACAAATGATAAAAATGAATATAGATGGAATGGAACTGCTTGGGTTACATATCAAGCGCCGCTTTCAACAACCACGGCTAGTACAATTTCAATTCCAAATGGAATTGTTAAGGGTGATGGAAGTACATTAACTGCGGCCACTGCAGGAACGGATTATCAGGCGCCGCTTCCTTCACAAGCAGGAAATTCTGGAAAATATTTAACGACCAATGGTTCTGTATTAAGTTGGGCTAGTCCTCCTGGCGCGCCAGTAACTAGCGTCAACACAAAAACAGGAGATGTGGTGCTTAGTGCCTCCGATGTAGGCGCGCAGCCTTCAATTACTGCAAGTGGTATTCTTAAAGGTAATGGAAGTGGAACGATTACAGCAGCGACTGCTGGCACAGATTACCAGGCCCCAATCACATTTGATGGTACTTATAATGCCTCTACTAATAAGGCGGCAACCGTTAGTACAGTAACTAATGCTATTAATGCATTAGATGGCGGCACTATTGGAACAGGTGGCGCAAGTAAAACTATTACTTCTTTAAGTCAAACTAATGGTAATGTAAGTGCTACTTTTGGAGATATTAGTATTACTAAGTCACAAGTTAGTGATTTTCCCACTTCAATGACTCCTACTTCGCATGCTTCTTCCAGCAATACTTACGGAGTTGGTACTGATTCTAACTATGGTCACTTAAAACTTTCTGACTCAACCACATCTACAAGTTCAACCTCTGGTGGTGTTGCCGCGACCCCGGCCGCTGTAAAAGCAGTCAAAGATGCAATTCCTAATGTTCCATCTTGGGCATTAGAATCTACAAAGCCTACATATACAGCTAGTGAAGTCGGTGCGGTTGCCACAACGGCTGTTGGTGCGGCGAGTGGCGTTGTTCCTCTTAACGCTTCAAGCAAGATAGATTCAACTTATCTTCCAAGTTACGTTGATGATGTTATTGAAGGATATTATAATTCAACAGATGGAAAGTTCTATGAAGAATCTACTTATACAACTGAGATAACAGGTGAAGCTGGAAAAATCTATGTTGATTTAACTTCTAACTTAACCTATCGTTGGAGTGGGACAGAATTTGTAGAAATTTCAAGTGGCGGTTCTGTTGTTAGTTTTAGTAGAGATTTAACAAGTGGTACTAAAATTGGTACAATTACAATAAATGGTACTGGTATGGATTTATATGCGCCGACTGATACTGATACAAAGGTAACCCACACTAAAGTTACTCCGTCATCTTACACCTATTGGCGCACATTCCCATTTGGACAGCTATCTGCATCAACCGCAACAACTGCTTTTGCTACTACAGCAACAACTGGCATAGAATATAGTGTTGATAATATTAGATTCCAACCATCGGAAGGTATTTTAAGAATCATTAAGATGGCTTCTGGTGAGACTGCTGCGACAGGAAAAGCAGGCACAGTAGATACTGTAAGAGGTACCTTTAAAGGACATAACTATACAGTTACAGCTACAAATTCAGATACCACAAACTATATGTCATCTGACTCTTCCAATAATATTTGGTTCATGGTTAATAATGGTGCTGATTGTGTCCTTTGCCTTTATTCTAATGGCACCACCAAAACAGTTAGGTCAGGTGGTTCTGCGGCAGGTACTGTTGATTTAGGTACTAGCAGTAACAATTGGAAAGATATTTATTTATGTGGAACAATCTATAATAGTCCTTCTTCAACAACTGTTGCAAGCGGAGATAAAATTCTTGTCAATGATACAAGCGCAGGAACAATTTCTAGTGGCATAACTTTAGGAAGTTCGACTACTCAATATTTAGCTAATGATGGTAGTTGGCAAAATATCCCAACCGTTCCTACAAATTGTGAAGTAACTGTTACTCATATAGTAGGTACTTGGAATGTTGATACAACTTATGCTACTATGGTTGCTGCTCATAATGCAGGTGGAATTGTTTACTTTACATATGGCTCATATACCGCAATAGCATCATTTCATACAAGTAACACAGTAACAGCAAATATAATGTATATGGATAGTGAAGGAATTCATCAGATACAAATTGCAGTTAACTCTTCTGATGAAGTAAACTGTACAGAAACAGATTGTCCAATTTATAATGGTGAAGTTGTTGGTGACGCCATAGTTGGCCAATCAGCTGTGACTTAATGGGGGTAGGTAAAAATGCCAAATGATATTACAGTAACAAAAAATACTACCTCTGGTTCTGAAAGATGGGATATTCAATATACAGCAGACCAAGCAGGTACAATAGATAAAACACTATTAACCGCTGGTAAATTAATGGATAGAAACGAAAAAGTTTCTATTACAATCCCACAACAAAATTTACCAACAACTACTTCTACTACTTCAAGTGGTACAAACAAGGCAACAATAGGTAGAAGTACATCTACAAGATATATAAATATTCCTACTGGATTTAATGATAGTGCTGCTTATTATACCATAAGTGCGGTTGCGAATGGCTCTGCAACAACTCCTGATACAACTATTTATTCAATCCCAACTATTTCCATTGACAGTTCAACTGGTGGAATTACTGCTGTAAATAATGAAACACAATCAGTTACGCCCACGGTAGTTGCTGGATATGTAAGTAGTGGAACAGCAGGAACAATAACAGTCAGCGGTGGAGCATCAACTACACTTTCTACAGTTAATGGAGCAACAATAACTCCAACTACTTCAAATCAAACCGCCGTTGCCGCAGGAAAATATACACTTGGAGCAATAACTGTTGCAGGAGATGCAAATTTAATTGCAGGAAACATCAAGAAAGATGTTCCTATTTTTGGTGTCACGGGTACTTATGAAGGTGCGGCGGAGTTACCCCTAGCAAATGAGGAGGGTTTCTAAATGAGCTATGTGAGATTTTATAGTAGTTCAAGTTTCACATTAGGAACAAATGGAAATGCGAAAAAATGGAATGGTACTGATAGTAATGCTATGGAATACTCTCTTAATGCATCAACTTGGACTGCTTGGGCAGGTACTTCAGCTATAACTGCATCACTAGATTCTGTAACCAATACATATAATATTTATTTACGAGGAACAGGAAATACTAAATTAACCACAGCAACATCAGATTCGACAGAAGTATTAACTTATGTGTTTACTGGAGATGGATTAATTGATTGTGAGGGGACAATTGAGGCTTTGTTTGATTATACCACAGTTGATAATAATCAACATCCTACTATGGCTAATTATGCTTGTGTATCTATTTTTTATAATCAAACAATGCTCAGAACGCCTCCTGAACTAAGTTCTCCTAATTTATCTAATGGATGTTATGCTAGAATGTTTATGGGATGTACGGCATTGGCTCAAGCCCCAGCACTGCCCGCAACTACATTGGCTACTTTTTGTTACTCTAATATGTTTAAAAATTGTTCATCGTTAGTTAACGCATCAATTTTACCCGCAACAACAATGGTAGCCAGTTGTTATAGAGGAATGTTCTCTAATTGTACATCTTTAGTTAGTCCCCCAATATTACCTGCGACTACATTGCAGCCCTATTGTTATTATTATATGTTTGAAAATTGTACTTCATTACTTATAGCACCAGACCTTCCGGCATTAACATTATATTCATATTGTTATCAAAATATGTTTTCTGGATGTTCTGCTTTAACTATTCCTCCTGCTCTTCCCGCAACAACCCTAGCAGCTATGTGTTATAACAGTATGTTTTATGATTCAGGTATAAAATTAAGTACTACACAACATGATGATTATACTCTAGCTTACAGAATTCCATCTGAAGGAACAGGCACCACAGCTAGTAATGCTCTTACTAATATGTTTTATGATAGTGGTGTAGACACTCCAGTAATCAATACAACTTATTATGTTAAAGACACTAAATATGCCACATACAAAAGCGAGTTAACTTCAATTGCAAATGCAATCAGGATAAAAGGTGGAACATCTAGTATATTAGATTACCCAGAAGACTTTATTACTGTGATAAATAACATACCATCAGAAGCAACACTTCAAGCCAAAACTAATATAATCCCAACTACATCTTCTCAAACAATTACTCCTGATAGTGGATATGACGGTTTAAGTTCAGTTCAGATAAATGGTGATACTGATTTAATAGCAAGTAATATTAAAAAAGATGTTACAATTTTTGGTGTTACAGGTACTTATGAAGGTGGAGGAATGACTATAGTCACTACTCAAGATAGTCATGGCGGTGATATTCTTACTATCACTGGTGAACTGTCTTCTAGCTATAGTCTTATTACTTCTCAAGAATATGCAATTTCTAATTTTACAACTACTTCTGCTACATCTCATGCAACAATTAATCTTGGTTCTTCCTATTATACCTCTAATAAAATAATTTATGTAAAAGTTAGAGATAAAGCGGGTCCACGAAATGGGTATTTTGTTGGTTGTGATGCTTATTACTTTAACTATTATGCAGCAAATAATTCCACAACTACATTAGCTGTTCGTCCAATAGTTATTCATAGATGTTCTTCTTCAGGGGCATTTACTTCATATGCAACTGGTTCAAATACGGGTTATGGTGTTTACCCAAACTCAATTACAAGTGCTGGTGCATTAGGAATTTATAAAAGATATAGTTCAACTTATTCACTTACAATAGATGGTACTTATGTTGTTGAAGTTTATGCATTAGATTTTGCTCCAACGGCTGGTAACCCATTCAGTTATAGTTATCCTACTTCGTGAGGTGATATAAATGGCA